CCAAGAAGTCTGGTGGTAAGGTAAAGACCAAGAAGCCGGTAGATGATGATGAGGACGAGGACGACGATTATGATGATGAAGTCGATGATGATGTAGAAGATGAAGATGGTGACGACTATGAGGATATGAGTCCTAAGGAGTTGTACAATCTTTGTAAGAAGCGTAAGCTCGATGCAGCACCTAAGAAATCATCCAAGTACTATATCAACATTCTTCGTGAGGCTGATGAAGCTGAAGAGGATTGGGGTGACGATGAAGATGAAGAGGACGAGTGGGAGGAAGATGATGAGTAAGACATTGACAGATTTGTTTGTACAGCAGGCCGGTAATCAGCAAGAGATGTTGAAGAACGGTATGTATGATAAGTTTGTCGATAATGGCTATCAGATTGGTGAAACAGGTTTACCGGTAGATAGACCAATGCTCGCATCATATCACGTTCAGCAGCTCGTATCTGAAATCGGTGAGGTTCTTGATGCTGATAAAAGGTGGAAGAACTTCAGAAATGAGAAGTATGACAAAGATGCTAAGGCAGAAGAGCTTGCTGATTGCTTTATTGTTCTGATGAATATTTGTATGTTCTCTGGGTTATCTGGTGAAGATATGGAACAGGCAATTTCAAGTAAGATTGATAAAGTATCAGCTCGTATTAGCGAAAACAAATAAGACTGAGGGGAGGGTAATACCTCCCCAAAGTTGTATTAAAGAGGTGACGATAATGATAATTATAATTGAGGGTATCGACAGAGTTGGTAAGACTACGTTGGCTAATATGCTCAGTGAGCGATTTAATATTCCAATCTATAAGCAAGAACGAATTGGTGGTAACGAGATACAACTTAATATTACTGCGAGAAATAGTGGTAGGTTACAGAAGAGTTCCAATCTACTGATGAATTATACAAGAGCTCGCACACTGGTTGATTTTTGGAATTGGAAAGGATATAATGATAATATAATTATGGACCGGTTCCATTGGACAGAAGCTGTTTATAGTCTGGTTGATAGACATAGTCCTGAAGTAAGAACAATGATGGAGAACATTGAAAGAGAAATGCTTAAACAGAAAGACAAGTATTTCATTATTCAGGTTATGCCGGTAGATATTAAGTGGAGCAGTAGACAGCACGGTTCAGATTTGGTAAGGCATCAAAAAGAGTTTGATGATTTGTATAACAAAAGCAAATTAAACAAATATCGTTGTACATTTTATTCGTATGATATGTGTATTGACGAGGTAGAAAGGAGATTGAATAATGGCACGTCCAAATAGACTTATCCAGTTTTATCTGGTTAATCTGTGTAATTCAAGATGTAAGACTTGTCATATTTGGCAGAATGGACAGGCACATCGACAGGAACTTTCTATTATGCAGGTAGAAGAAGTGATAAAAGAATTTCCTGAAGCCGATTATGTTTTTGGCGGTGGAGAATTTACCTTGTATAATCAGAGAGACCGGCTTCTTGATTGGTGTGATAAAAATAAAATCAACTATACAGTACTTTCAAATGCTGTTAGCTTGAAGCTGCTTGAACAGCTATTGGCTTCACACGATATTAAAAATCTTACAATGAGTTGTGATGGTACACATCACGATGAAATAAGAGGTATTAAAGGCAATCTGAAAAACATTGAGGAGATAATTAAAGCTTGGAGAGGACATATTCCTAATATCAAGCTTAGTTATACTTTAAGTAGTTTCAATGAAGGCTATATAGACGAAGATATGGAGTACTTCAGACAGTTAGGTTTTGATAAAATCTATTTCTGTATAGCACAGAATATGGAACTTCTTAAAGCAGAGGATAATGTAACTCCTAATATTGAAAGCCTGAAATATCTCAATGAGTCATATTCATATATGTTGTATGATAAAGACCAGCAGTTGCTTGAGGATTTCATCAATGGTAGACATAGAAAATGTGACAGTACAAGTCGTGTTCATACCATCTATACCAATGGTGATGTAGTATGGTGTCAGAGTATGTTATCATCACATGTTATTGGTAATATAAACCATTCCAGGTTCTATGATATTATCAAAGCAAATGAAAGAGATATGATAAACTTTGTATGTCCGTACAATGACCAATGTGAATTGGTATGTCAGAGGAGGTATGACTATGAAGATAGGGTATAGTTATTGGGGTTACCTTGGAGATACAAAGTACGATAAGAATGGTAAGATGGCCAGTACACCTGATGGTAATGCTATTTATAGTTGGTCTATCATATATCAGCTAATGAAAGAGGGACATCAGGTTTATCAGATAATGCCGGATAGAGATTATGTTGGTCTGGCTAAAGAGGGTTCAGGTTTATTCAGTTGGTGTACAAATCAGAGAATGAAAGCACTGACTGAAATGGTTAAACTCTATAAGGTTTATACTGATTGGTCTACAATGACAAAAACTGACCTGTTTGATATATGGGATAACAAAGGCCTGAATGAATGTGAGGTTATACTTCACGAATGGCGTATGTTTATTCCTGGTAGAAATGATGATAGAGCTATACAGCCTGATTTCTTTATACAGGAAAGGTTGATTGAATATTGTGCTCGGTATGGTATTACTCTTATTATATTTGACCTTGACTACAAAATCACAGAGGTTGAATTTAATAGGTTGCAGGCTATCAATTCAAAAACATATTTGTTTGAACTTGGATATAAATGGGGTCAGACAAGTGTTGACAATAATTTCTACCATGTAGAGATACCATTTAGTTTTGACTATATCAATGAGTTTCCTTTGGAGAGGAAAGACAATCAGTTACACATTGATAATCTGGTATATGTAGGTAATCGGTATGAAAGGGATTGGTGTATTGATAAATACATTCCTACAGAAATGGATGGTGTAACAGTATATGGTAACTGGTTAGAGTCAGGTAGAGATAGTGCTGATAAGTGGCCTAATATTGAATTTGGTCCTCGTGTTCAAACAGCAGATATGCCGGAGATATATCAGAATAGTTTAGCTACTGTACTTCTTGCAAAGAAAGAGTATCTTGAATATAGCTTTATGACAGCAAGAATTATCGAAGCTGTATTTTATGGATGTGTACCACTTTTCATTGAGGAATATGGGGATGCTTGTATTAAGAAATATGCTGGTATATATTCACAAGATTTGACAGTGTCCTCAAAATCTGATATAATAAATATAGTTTATTATTTAAGATATAATGACAGTTACAGAAGAAATGTTTTATCATACCTCAGAGAACACCTGAAGTTTATGGATGTAAAACATTTCGTAAATAAACTATATTATGTGGTAGAAAGGGAGAAGAAAAATGGTTGAATACAATGTAACAACTGAAGCAACCAATATTGATGATGCTTGGTTATTCTGGTATGATAAACTTGTCAACCAGAATAATGGAGATAGTTCCAGGGATGGAGAAGTAAGAGGTGAGATAATCAATGCTACAACGATTATCACAAATCCCACAAACAACATAATGAAGAATGATGTGCGTAAGCTGTCAATGAAATATGCCATTGGTGAAATGCTTTGGTATATGTCAGGTCAGAACCTACTCAAAGAAATTCAGAAGTATGGTAAAGGCTGGGACAGAATGTCAGATGATGGCATACATGTCAATTCTAATTATGGCTGGTGTATAAGTAGAAAATATGGCTTCGACCAGTGGGAATGGTGCAAAGAGGAATTGGTGAAAAATCCAAATTCTCGTAGAGCAGTAATTCACATTAAGGAGCCATCAGACAAAGAAAGTAAAGATGTGAATTGTACAGTATGTTTACAGTTCTTTATCAGGGATGGTAAACTTCATTGTACAACATATATGAGGTCAAATGATATATGGATGGGTTTCCCGTATGATGTATTTCAGTTCACCTGTATGCAGATACTTATGAGTATGGAGCTTGAGGTTGAGATTGGTACATATACTCATATTGCCGGCAGTCTACATCTTTACGAAAGGAATGTAGTTAAGGAGATAGAGTAAGATGTCAGAAACACTAGTAGCAGTTCTCAGTAATGTTGAGAAAACACAGAATGAAATAATTGCCTGTATGATTACTCAAATATGCGAAAACGTTGAGAATTGTTCGGTGGTTGATTTCTATAAAGACTACAAGCTCAGTAAAACAACCTATGGTGAATATTTTATGGTTAAGGCTGAGCAGTGGTTATATAATGGTTGGCTTGATATATATAAGAATTACAGAGAGTTGGTTAAACCTTATGATAATATAATTTTGATTAAGACACCAACTCTCCGTGGTTTATATCCAAGACAGCTTGACAAAAAGTTTTTGAAAGAGATAGACAGAGGGTTTACAAAAGACAATGAATATCAGATGTCACAGGACTTAATGAAGCGGTTAATTGAACGATTGGTTTTTGTTAAAGCCTGTAGAGATAAAAATGTTATTCAGTTTTGTATAGATACTCAAGAGGTAGATTTCTCTGATGTATGGAAGTTTAAGTCGTATGAAAGACGATACATAGCAAATCATGGAGATATGAAATATTTTCCTATGTATGAATGGGCTATGGCAAATACTTTTATACAGGATATTGATAAAGCTCAGGATTTATACTTTATAGGTTCTGCTTTTAATTCAGAGAAACAGGAACTCATAAGTAGGTATCACGACAACTTGTATAAATTCTTTGGTAGAAGAAGGGTAGGCTTTGTAAGAGCAAATCCACAAACAGGCTATTTTGATTATTACAACAATGATGAAAATAGACGAGAGATTAAGGTTAATCAAAGTAAGTATTTATATGAATTAAAGCTTTCAAAGTATACAGTAGTAAATCCACCGTATGATACAAGTTGTTTTAATATGATGAGGTTTATGGAAGCTGTGATTTGTGATTGTGTTCCTATAGTACTTCCAGAGAATAATTTTGACGACCTTATATTGACGTTCCAAGATATTTATGATAAAATCAATTTTAGAGATTTGATATTGGAGAAACGTGACTGTAGAAAGTTACCGATTGAACATTACCTACATGTTAGAATAACAGAGTGGGAGAGAGACAAAGATTGTATCGAAGATATTAAGTCTTGTAAATCGTATCAAAGGATAGTAGACCAGGAATATGTACAATCTGAGTTTGCTAAGTTGTTGAAAGGATGATTGCTATGAAGAAATTAAAATGTAAAATCTGTGACTGTGAGTTTGTACCAGAGAAGAAAGAACATTATGTTGCTCGTACAGATGGTAAGACAGGTGTTGTATCAATGTTTCAGAGCAACGATGAAACTGGTTTGTTTGATGCATTTGATTGTCCACAGTGTGGATGTCAGGTTATTGCTCAAGAACGTAAAAGGTCACTTTATATGGGTGAGAACGTGAAAGCAGAAGAACCTGAGGAAAATGAAGAAGAGGAAACAGAAGAACCAATACCGGCACGAGCTCCTAAAAGAAGGGTACCAGAAAGAGAGGAATAAGTTATGTTCGACCTGCACCGACATGACGAGTATTCTACTTTCGATGGTTTTGGTAAACCTGCTGAATTAGCAGCTTTGGCTAAAGAGCTTGGGTATGAAAGTTTATGTACAACAAATCACGGTAATACAAATGGTTTGGTACAGACATATAAAGCTTGTAAGTCAGAGGGTATCAAAGCTATATTAGGTGTAGAGGGATATTTCTTACCTAAGTGGAAAGAGAAAACTCGTGGTTACCATTTGATATTGATAGCAAAGAATTTGGAAGGCTATCATAATATGAATGCTATTCAGTATGAAGGCGAGAAACAAAAATACTACAACCCAATTTGGGATTTTTCAATATTAAAGAAATATCACAAAGGATTGATTTGTACATCAGCATGTGTAGCCGGTTATTTGGCTCAGTGTATTAAGAATGACAAATACGAACAGGCAGAAAAGTATTTATTGAAAATGCAGGAAATATTTGGTGATGATTTCTATGTTGAAATTCAACCATATAAAGTTTCTGAAAAAGGTTTGCAAGAAAAAGTAAATGTTGAAAGTATAAAGATGGCACAAAAGCTCGGTATCAAAATGATACTTACCTCTGATAGTCATAGAGGTAGAAAAGAGGATTGGCCTACATACTTAAAGATGCATGAGATTGCAGGACATAATCTTGATGATATAGAGGAAACATACAAAGATAGATATATGCCAAAACCTGAGGATTTGCGAAAGAGATTTATTAAGATGCATAAATCAGATTTTGGTGTATCTGAATGTAAAGAGTTGGCAGATGAAATGTATGCTAATTTGGACGAGATAGAAGAAAAGTGTGAGCTTAATTATCTTGACCAGTTAGAGGAAAAACTACCGGCTCTTTATGATAATTCGCTACAGGTACTTATTGACCATGTTAAGAAAGGACTTAAAGCCAGAGGAAAATATAACAAGAAGTATATCGACAGAGCGAAAGAGGAATTAGATGTAATTAAGTTCCATCACTTTGAAGATTATTTCCTTATGGTTGAGGACTATGTTAACTGGGCAAAAGACCAGGGAATTGCAGTAGGTCCAGGTCGTGGTTCTGCTTGTAATAGTATTGTATGTTATGCTCTTAAAATCACAGAAGTAGATAGTATCTATTTTGATTTGGAGTTTCGTAGGTTCTTGATGAAAGAACGAAAGAAGATGCCTGATATTGACCTTGACTTTGAAACAAGTCGTAGAGGTGAGGTAATTGAGTATCTGCTTCAGAAATATCAAGGACATTCAGCTCAGATTTGTTCGTATGGTTTATATCGTGTAGACAATCTGGTAAATGATTTAGCAAAGGTTTGTGGCTTACCTCACGATAAATCTGTAGATGAAAGTGAAGCCAAAATCAATAAGCAGATAATAGCAGAGATTAAGAAGTACATCAATGAGTATATTGATGAAGGCTTCTTACTTGAGGATAAACTCAAGGCAGATAAAAGATTTGAGCAGTACAATGAAGCTTATGATAGTATAATGGACCATTTCCTTATGTTGTATGAAAAGGTAAGGTTCATTGGTACTCATGCAGCTGGTGTAGCTATTACAGGTGGAGATATACTTGATTATACAGCTATCAGAATTGACAGTAAGACAGGTAAGCAGTTTACAAACTATGACCTTGTAGATATTGAGGATATTGGAGTTATCAAGTTTGATATTCTTGGTCTTACAACTATGTCAGAGATAAATGACTGTAGAAAAGCTACAAAAACTCCAGGCTTTGATATTTCAATGATTGAGGACCCTGCAGTTATTAAAGGTTTTTCAGAGGGTAACTGTAATGGTGTATTCCAGTTGGATAAAGCTTCTGTACAACAGTTGATTTTGAATATTCATACAAACTGTTTCAATGATGTAGTTGCTGCAACGGCTATGAATAGACCTGGTCCTTTGAAACAGAAGATGCCTGAAGTATATGCTGCTAATAAAGAGGCATACGAATTAGGTGAAGAGGGAACAAGAATAGCTGCATTTGATAAGTACTTACAAAAGACGTATGGTACAATTATTTATCAGGAGCAGTTAATGAGAATGGCTGTTGAGATAGCAGGTATGACTTGGGATGAAGCACATGCTATAACAAAGATGAAGATTGGTGTTCCTAAGTTTAACTGGTATTTTGAACAGGAATATCCTAAGTTTGAAGCAGCCTTTGTTAAAGGAGCAAAGAAGTTAGGTGTACCTGCAGACCAGGCTAAAGATATATTCAGAAAGTTTTATGACTATTCTTTCAATGAAGGTCATTCAGTTGGTTACACACTTATATCGGCAGAACAGATGTACTACAAGGTATATTTTCCTGAGGTATTCTGGTATGCAAAGATTAAGTATGCAAAGAATGATAATGACTTTTATAAGTATTGTGAGAACGCAGTTAAAGATGGAGCTGTGGTATTCTTACCTCATGTTAATTATAGTAAGGCAAAAAGTTCACTGAGAAAAGTAGATGGTGAATTTGCTATTCAGCAAGGTCTGTCTGCTATAAAAGGTGTAGGTGAGGTAGCAGCTAAAGCAATCCTTGATGAAAGAAAAGTTAATGGTCCATATAGGAGTTTAGATGATTTCCTTGATAGGGTTGAAGGTCGTAAGGTAAATAAGAAAGTAAAAGAATTATTGATTGAGAATGGTGCTCTTGAGTTTAAGAAAAACAAATATATAGAGCGTACAAAGAAATATAATTCAGCTTTATATGGTAGAGCAATGAATAAATAATCTCAAAAATATTTTTACTTTCTATTGACAAAGTCTTTTGAATATGATATAATAAATTATAATTAAAAATCAGCAGAGGCTGATAGAAAGGAGTACATTATGACTAATGTAGAGGTAAAGAAACCAAAAGCAAAGTTGATTGGAGCTGACGGTAACGTCTTCAATCTAATTGGTATTGCTTCGAGGAGCTTGAAGAGAGCAGGCCAGAATGACAAAGCCACTGAAATGTCAGAAAGGGTTATGAGCTCAGGTTCCTATGATGAAGCTTTATCTATCATTATGGAATATGTGGAGGTAGAGTAAGTGGCAACAACAGATAAACAGAAAATTATACAACTCTGTAATCAGATTAACAAGAAAGAAGGCGAGGGTACAATATATTCGATTGGTTCAAAACATGCCAATCTGAAAATCAATCGCTGGAGTACCGGTATCGAAGATTTAGATGCTATAATTGGTGGTGGTATTCCTGAGGGTAGGACAGTTGAGATATTTGGTCCTGAGTCCTCTGGTAAAACAACATTATTATATCATTTAATGAGTATGCATAGTTTAGCATTAGACATACCGGTGGAGGGAACATTTGATGCAGAGAGAGCTAAGGTATTTGGGAACAGACCGAAACAACTTTTGGTTTATAGAGCGAGATACGGAGAGGATGCATTCAATAAAAGCATACAGTTTGCTAAAGCCGGTATACCTATTATCGGTATTGACAGCGTTCCAAGTTTGGTTCCTAAAGAAGATGCAGAAAAGGTACTTAAATCAAGCGATAAAGATAGCATCGAAGAACAAAGAATTGGAGGAACAGCTCGATTGCTTAATAAGTATCTACCAACTGTCGAAGAAATTATCGAAGTTACAGGTACGTCTGTAATATTCATAAATCAGGTACGAGATAAAATTGGTGCTATGATGTTTGGTGAAAAGACAGATACACCTGGTGGTAGAAAACTGAAGCATTCAGCAAGTCTTCGTATTCAGGTAGCAAGAAGAGCTTGGATTGAGATACCAAACAAAAATCCAAAGAACTCAGCAACCAATGAAAAGGTTGGCTTTATTATGAAGTGTAAAGTAGTGAAGTCAAAGGTATGTAATCCTATGGGAGAATGTGAGATACCTTGTTTCTTTGATAGAGGGTTTGTATCTTTTGATGATGTAAAAGATATTCGTAAAGAGATACTTCGTCAGAGAGCGGAACAGTTTGGTAAGCGAGTTCAGAATATAGACGTGGATGATGAGGACGAGGAGTATGACGAAGATTGAGGAAGAGCTTGAAGTAGCTGAGCTGGTAATTGATAAAATACATAAGACAACCGGTTGGGATGAAGATGTCATTGGTTGCTGGTATCACAATTACCAGTCTCCTCAATGTCAAATACTCCACGGTACTTGTAAAGGTTTATATCAATGTCAGTTGTTAGAACGTAATTATACATCGAAAGGAGATACTAAAGATGGAATATCAGGAACTTAAAAATAAGATTGTAGGTTGTGAGGCTGAATATACTAATAAGGTTGAGCAGGCAAAGAAGTCCTATGATGAATTGATTGAGAAGTATTTTTACTCAATGAGAGACAAGATTGTCGATACATTAAAAGATGTAACAGAGGAACAGCTGTATGACTGGCTTCATAAAGCACAGAAAGATAAAGATATAAGTGGCAAATTATTTGCTCTGGTACAGGTATCTTGGGCTGAAGCACATAAAGAAGAAGCAAAAGAAAATGCTCCTGAGTCTGTACAGGATTTGGCAGTTGACTTGATGATGTTAGGTTTGTTAAGGAGGCTGTTATGAGTGAGATTGTAAAAGAAGGCTATCTCGGTATGGTTGATAGAAGTCTGTCAGGTAAAGCAATCGACTCATATCCTGGTGAAACAGAGGACATAATGAAAAAGATAAAAGAGTCTGGTGAGGCACCTGTATATACAGATTTGAGGCCATCAAAAGATACGTACTATCTTGATATTGCTATAGCGGTTTCTAAAAGGTCTACATGTTTGAAAAGACATTATGGTGCTGTTATAGTAAACAATGACGAGATAATTGCTACCGGTTATAATGGTAACCCAAGAGGTATGTTTAATTGTTGTCAGAGACTTCAGTGTCAGAGATTAGATAAACCACATAACTCCGGTGATTATTCAGATTGTCATAGTGTTCATGCTGAACAGAATGCTTTATTATCAGCTTCACGAAGAGATATGATTGGCGGTACATTATATCTGGTCGGTGAAGAATATGGACTCGATAAAGAAAAGTCTGGTAGGTTACAGGAAGATGTGTTTGGGTTCAACGAGATAACAGAAAATGTAAGTCCTTGTCCTATATGTATGAGGATGATACAGAACTCTGGTATCAAGAAAATAGTGACAAGGGGTGGTATAAAATGTTTATAATGAATATACCATATTTCAATCTTGACCACATTTATAAATCAGGTCAGGTATTTACTTGGCAGAGAATAGATGATGGTAAGTACATAATTCCATTCAGGGATAAAGCAATAAAGGTAGAACAACGAAGAGATACAGTATCTTTCTCGTGTAGTGAAGAGGACTTCTACAATATATGGTATAATTATTTTGACCTTGATACTCCTTATGATAGTTTACATTTTAAGTATCGTAAATTGGGAGAACACTTCAAAGTAAGTTGTAATCGTTGTTCAGGGTTACACATTGTAAAACAAGATTTGTTTGAGATAATAATTGCAAGTTGTTTAGAGACAGCTACAAGTATAGAGAGAACAAGACAGATGATGAATGGTATCGCTGAAAAGTGTGGAAAGAAACACAAACAGAGTATGCGAGGAGAAGTTGTCTGGTATGAGTTTCCTACTCCTGAACAAATCTTGAAGAAAAAGTCACAGTTGACAACTCAGGATATTGGGTATAAAATAGATATTATCACAGGTATCTGTCAAGACATTGTTGATGGTTGGTTAGATTTAGAACTACTTAAGACAATGGAGTATGATGATGCTGTTGAATATCTTACAGAGTTTAAGGGTATAGGTCCTAAGGTAGCTCAATCAATTTGTTTATATGGTTTACATATGATGAATAGTTTTCCTGTAGATACTCACATACAACAGATGCTCGAAAGAGAATTTGATATGGAGTATGATGAATGGGTACAATGGTATTTATCAGAAGTAGACTTAGCAAATGATATGGGGTATCTTAGGCAAGTGTTATTTTACAATGAACTTTATCCGGTGACAGAGTCAAATTATGATTGGACGTCAGAAAAGAAAAAGTCATTGTATGGTAAGACAAGGAAGAGGAAAAAGAAATGAGTGATAATGTAAATCATCCTAAACATTATGAGGGTGCTACATCAATAGAGTGCATAGAGGCTATGATAGTTGCTTTTGGTAAGCAGGCTGTACATGATTTCTGTAAGTGTAATGCTTTCAAATATGTTTGGAGGTATCAGAATAAGAATGGTAAAGAGGACCTTGAGAAAGCACAATGGTATGTTAATAAGGCCAGGA